ACCAGTTGATTCATCTGCTAATACCCTTGCCTTATCAAATAGCTGCATGTTTTCACCTGCAACGTTTGGAAACTTAGTGCCAAAGATAGCTTGTCCAGGTGCACCACCTTGTCTGCGAAAGACCTTACCTGGATGTACGGATAGGTCTTGACCTGGAACTAAGTTAGTTTCGTCTATCTCAATAAGAAGATTACCAGATAATACAGCATTGTCAACAGCCATTCTCATAAAGCCGTTCATTAGGGTCTGTGTGTCATCCATGTTCTCAGCAATGCCTACACCAAAGAAGGAGTAAGGGTTATGCTCAAAGGGTACTGCGTAGTAAGGTATACGTGCAGGTTTGAAGGGGTTAAGTACACAACGAATTACTTTACCGTTGACTGTCCATATATTAGCATTGACTTCAAACAAGTCATTATATTCTTTAGGTATCTTAATACCATTCTCTTCAAGTATATCTTTATCAACAAAGCCCCAGAACTCTAGTACCTCCCAACGCTCACTATCTGTAGATATACTATCATCGTCCTCCATCTTCATTTCCCAATGCTTACGCACATAGTCTGAACCTGAAGCTACAGCGTCTTCAATAGCATCTTCCATAAAGTATGGTCTATCTTTTAGTGCACGTATTTGATTACGTGACATCTTGTGTCTCTGAACAACGTACTCTGCATCGTCCATAGATGTAGCTTCAGGGTCAGGGTAGAAGTCCCATACAGATACATGGTTAGTTGATGGTACAGTTTTAATTAGTGGATCATACTCACCTTCATCATCCCAGTTAGGATACTCTTTATCTATAGCGAATGGGCCTTTCATTACACCTGTGCCTAGCAATGCCATCTCAAATGCCATACTACGTAGATGCTTAGATGCCCCACTTTCTTGTAGTTGATCGTGTATCTTCTTTTCCATCTTCTTAGCTGCTACCATAGCAGGATGGAATGTCACACTCGTAGGAGTTGTACCGTCACCTTCTATTACTTTTTCAGATACTGATGAAAGCTTATCACTTACACTACCCATCTTTTTTTCTAGGTCATATAATGTTTCACCTGGCTTTAGTTTAGTTTCAGGTGTAATTAGATAAGGTTTATTTGTTTCAGTAGTAAAGGTAGTTTTTAATTCTTCTGAAGCTTTATCTGCGTTGGGATCTAAGTTAATGTGTACTGCCTCAGCCACACCGTCAGGTAATACAGAAGGATTTACAGAAAGAGGAAACTTATTGTTTCCAAATAGTACATCTACTATCTGTCCGTATGCAGCTAGTGTTTTAGTCTTAGTAACCTTAACAAATACTCTAGACTTTTCTGAAGAAGTAAACTGTACATCAGGACCATATATACCTCTGTAGTTTCGGTATGCTCTCATCCAACGCTCTTCATCACCTAGACGAGCATCTTCAGCACGTTTGTAGCGATCACCTACAAAGGATACTATGCTACTTACACTCTCAAAGAGTTTGTCCTCTTCACTCTCTGCAGCTATTACATCATCTGTCTCAAACGATAGATCTTCTATTTCTGCCATATTTAATATCCAAATGTTGGGTCTGACATCTGAAAGCCAGAACGTTGTTTTGAAGGGTCATAATCCCATATAGAACTTCTTGGTCTAGTCATTATACCGTAACGTAAAGCATCATACAAGTGATCTTCTGCGTGAGTATCTACGTCTTCTGGGTTCTTTTTATCTAGCGGTATCGTAGGTATCTGTGCTATAGTGTTGGTGCAGGTGGAGAAGAACACGAGTCTAGGCTCTTCAGTGAACTCATCCACCTGCAACCTACGGTGTATCTCATTCTTACCAGACACTCTAGATCCACGAGAGCGATCAGAAGGACGCCAACGGCAACCCTTCATGTTCATTTGCTCTGCTAGTGATGGTCCAGTATCGCCTCTGTTGTGCCAGAGTGATGAGTCCAAAACACCGTACCTCATTGTACCATCTTCTGCTTCTGCTTCTAATATCATGTCAGCTAAATCTGTAGCTGTAACCTTAGAACAGTATAACTCTCTGTAGACCACCAGTTGTTCATCTGGTGAAACAGCAAACCAAAGTACTCCTGTGTAAGAACCGTAACCGTAGTCGCAAGCCCTAAACCTAGCCCATGATCTAGGAATGTCGTATGGGTCAACTACATGTATGGCTCTGTTAAACTCAGGAAATGCTGCTCCTTCATTAGTATCCCAGTTACCTTCTAGTAACTGCTTTCTCTGGTGCTCAGGCAATGATAGTAGCATTGCTTCGTAGTCACCACTATCTGCTAGGTATGGGTTATCAAACAAACTAGCAGGTATAAACCTACGCTTAAACAAGGGCTGTCCTTCACGACTATGCCCTCTAGGAAATCTTATAGTCTCTCCTGACTCAATGTTAGTAGCCCAGAATGGCTCGTTTGCAGGTGAAGGGTCTATAAACATTTTCTTTACCCAACTATGTCCATTGCCTCCTGGGTTAGTAGTACCTCGCATGTACAAACCTAGCTGAGAACTAAAGGCTGAACGAAGTCGTGATCTCATGTAATCCCAAGCGTAAGGAGTAGGCCACTGTGTAAGTTCGTCAAAGCCGATCCAGTTAAACGCTTGTCCTTGGTATCGTGTCACGTCCATGTCTTTATCTAAGTAAGACATCCACAGTCTACCACCTCTAGGTGCAATCCACTGTGACTTACGTTCACTCCACTTAATGCCAGGTATTGCTTTAGGGTATAGCTCTTGACTCTTCTGTATAAGTTCCCTAAGTTCTTCGGTAGTATGGCGAACAAGTAGACCACTAAAGTTAGGATCGTTTAGACCATGAAGGGGGTCAGCAAGCATTGCAAAGCTCTTACCACCACCTGCTGCCCCTCCATACAAGACTTCTCTTTCAGATGCGGATAAGAAGCTTGTTTGTGGTCCTGGGTTTGGTTTAAACACTACTTCTTGAGCAATGTCAACATCAAACTCAGGCGCTTTTACTTCGGCTGCTACAACTTGTACTTCAGGCTCTGGCTTCGCTTGACTTGTTTGTGTAGGCTCCGATTCTTTCTTCTTCAAGGTTCTTGATTTCTTGTAACGTTTCTTGGAGCCTTTTGGCAAGCTTCCGCTTAATTGTAGCTGCTTTCTTACGTTTTCGCTCAATGTCTACCCTTTTCTTAAGTCCTTTGCCAGATATGTACCTACCTGTTTGCTTTGTTAGCCAAAGTGCTACTTCTTTATAAGTGTATTGCAAGATATGATTCTTTGCAAGTTCTAATGCTTCTAGCTCAGGGATGATAGGCTTAAGTAGCTTATCATTGTCAGGGTCAACTTCATAACCAAACGGTATTGTTCTAGTTACTCTAGCTATTACGTGCCACTGTTTTTCTGCACCCTTGTGTGGTCTAGGTAGTTCCCAATAGCCAAGGGATTCACGATTTACACTTATTCGTTTGTTCCTTCTTTAGATGGTAGTATAAATACGCCACCGCTAGATGACGATACGTCTACTCTTTCTACTTTACCAAGTCCTGCTCTGTCAAGCAAGTCTTTAGCTGCAGACATCTTATCTCGTATACCTAGCTCTGTTGGATCACTCAATGCGCCCACCATAGCCATAGCAGCTTTAGGTGCTGTACGTGCAAAGTAACTACGTGTACGATCACCTATCTCATCTTTCAGAGATTCTACAATAGCTGTAGTACTAGAAGACTCGCCATATCCTGATAGTTTCTTAGCTTGTACGACATCCCCACCTGCCTCTTCAAACAAGACTTCAAGGAACTTCTGTTGTTTTTCTGTTAGGTTTCTAGCCATTTATGCCACCATGTAAATTACAAATCCAAATATACCAAACCCTGCAGTTAAAAGCAAACCTGTTACGCCCCAAGTTATAATAGCTTCTTGCATTTCAGCTTTACGGTATTCTTGTTCTTTCTTTTGTTTACGTATCTTACCTTCAGTAGCTACAAGCTCATCCCAAGCAGATGGCCCCATACTGAAACTAATCCAGTCTTTTAGCTCTTTTCTCATTGCTTCAGCTTTTCTTTTAGCTGTGAATATCTCTAGAGCTTCTGCTTCTACAGAACCACCATTGAGTGCTTTCCACCAAGGAGGGTTTTTGTTTTTCTGTTCAGCGTAGGACAGATCACTCATGCAACCTGCCCATTGAGTCAACTGTCCTGACATATCTTGTAGGTCTTTACCTACCTGAAAGCCTTTCTTCAACGCATTGAAAGCTACGGTTGCACCACCGATGATTGTTACTGGGTCCACGAGCCTCCTCCAAAAGTACTCCTAGTATCATTAAAGAACTGATTGTATTTTTCAAAGAGCCTTACCTGATAGTATAGCCCTTTCTATATCACATCTGCCAATACCTAAGTCTCGTAGTTCTCTGTCAGTCATATTGTAAAGTTGCAAACGTGCAATCTTACGTCTAGCTGATTCTGTTCTTGCTTCTACTAATCTGTTAAATAATCGTCTTATCATTTTATGTATTATCCTTATGTTACTGCCTTTATTGGCTGTTACATAGTTATACATAAATAACGTTAGGTTAGTAGAGACAATACGGAATATCCGTTATGTCGGTTGGTAATGCTCTTCTCCAGAAAGTATTACATGAAAGTCTGAGCTAGACTCTTCAAAACCTACAATCTTATCTCCTGCAGATAGGGCAAGATATGCCCCACCTTCTATTACTTCTTCTAAACCATTACCTGCAATACTGTGATCATCTATAATAAAATGATAAGTTGTTGTTGCAGCTTCGTACCATTGAAGACTATACTTCTTAGTTGCAGAAGAACCGTTTGATACATGTAAAAATCTAATCAGACTAACAAAATTATTGGGGCAAGTGTATATAACATCACCATCATCCCCTCCCGAAGTTGCACTAAGATCCTTAGCTGCTGAGAAAAATTTAGCGTCTGATAGTATTGTCACTTTTTGCCTTTAACTTTCTTAACTACTTTAGTAGTCCACGCTTCATTCTCTGGTGTGTCAGGGTCATCAGCAATGTAGTGTCCCTTTTCATCTCTAGCTCTAACAGTTTCTACTTCAGCAGTTCCTGACATCAAAGCTTCTAGTTCTGGTACTTCAGTTATAAAACCACCATCACGATCTGGCTTGTCCATTACTACTGCTTTGTTGCTATCTATAACTGTGTTACCCATTACAGTGTAACCTAGAGATTCTATAGCTTCTTCTTGTTCTTTAGTTAAATCAGTCATTACTTACGAGCCTTTCTATTTGGTGGTACGGATGCACCTGCTCTAGCTGCGCCACCTTTAGAGTAACCTTTTTTCTTTTTCATCATAGCACCGCCATTAGCCATGCCCTTCTTTTTCTTTTTGGTCATGCCGCCTTTGTTCATCTTGCCTTTACCGTCAGCAGCATAGAACGGAACCATACTTCCATCTTTACCTTTGACCATCTTCAAGCCACCTGCTGCGTAGCCCTTCTTTTTCATACCGCCCTTGGCATAACCTTTTTTCTTCATGCCGCCTTTAGCGTAGCCCTTCTTCTTCATCATCTGTTATATCCTCACTGTATAAGTTGTTAAACACTCGTTGCGTATCCCATACATAGTCTACGTCTTCTTTTGAATTATATATGTTCTGATTTGGTTTAAAGTCTGGTGCACCTTCTCCTGTTTCAAACCATGCAGGGTGAGTTACTCTCACTCTATTATTGGGCAACGCAACTATGTTACCTGTGTATTCACCTGCATCTAACAACTCTAGTACGTGAGATTGTTTATGTTGTGCAGGATCATCTGCTACTTCATTGTCTGTGTAGTCTACAGTGAAGTAATACTTTGCAGGGTAGAACTCACCGTCTACCTTAGCTATCCAAGGCGCTGGGCTTGCTCTCTCTAACTTATATACGGAATGCGTATGAGACATACAATCCCAAGGCTGTGCCATATATGGTGGTAACTCTGTAGGCCAATCCTCTAAGGGTGTATCAGCTACAAGTGCAGTCAAGGGCATCCTAGCCCACATCGCACCACCGTGTATATTTTCTGAGTCATCAAAGTCTGACTCACATCCAGTAAATATAACTTGAAAGCTTAACGTTCTGTTTGGCATGGTGGTTACACCTATGACCATACAATGTAAAAACTCTCCATGATATTCTTCTAAGTTCTTCGTGTATTCTCTACGTACCCACGCTTTGAAGTACGGTATGCTGCTAGTAAGAAACGACATTACTTTCCTTTCGGTTTAACACCTCGCTTCTTCATACTAACAGCTATTGCAGCTTGTTGTCTAGGGCTTTTAGCAGCAACACCCCCTTTGTTCGCTCTAAATCGTCTAGTTTTATCTGCGACTTTCTTAGGTTGAGGTACATGCTGCTTACCTGCCGCCTTGCCTTTTCGTTTAGCTCTGGTTGTAGCGGCATACTCACTGCTGCTAAGAGACTTAATAGCCTTATCAGGGAGATAACGCTCCCCAGTTTTAGCACTAGGCTTACCACTCTTGGTACGCCATTTCTGGTCACCCCACTTCTTTAATGACTTCTGTGGTGCTTTCATTTTGAAAGGACAACTCTTTTACTAGGTATCAAATGTGGTGTTTTACGTTTTGTTAAACCACCTTCTGAGTATCCCATAAAGTTACCTATAGTACCTGCTTTGGGACTTTTGCTAAAAAAGCGTGATTTTCCTTCAGCGTCTATAAGTCTTATACCTTTATCTGTAACACTAGACTCATAACCATTTTCTATGGCTAACAACTCTACTTGTCTGATACTTAACCTATCTGACTTCTCTAAGTCTTCATACCCCATATATGCCATATATTAATTCCTTTCTAGCAGCAGTCACATTCTGGGTGACATTTACGATTGATAATCGCACACCACAATCTTTTTATGTATCTTCGCATTATTTGTATCCTCCACCTTTTGCTTTATATTGCTTGGCAACCATCTGCGCTTTACGTGCTGACCATTGTCCAGGGCTTCCACCCTTACCACCTGCTTTGATCTTTGCAACAAGGTTCTTACGCATAGTCGGTTTGGTGTAGTTACCTGCAGCATTAACTGTACTCTTCGCTTTCTTTACCATGCCTTACAACTCCAATATCTTGCAGTGAACTTATCTGTAGCTGTATCACAATTGTGTCTAGCCCTGAAGCTCTTGCGTCTTCCAGGCTGGTCTTTCTTGATACTCATATTAGGATCACCGAAACGAACTACCTTTACTTGGTCATCCTTCTTAGCTAACACGGCTGACTTCTTAGCTGCACCTGGTGTCTTCTTAGGTTTGTTGTACCCAGGGTAAGTCTCACCACGATACTTTAACTTACCACTGGGTAGTCGCTCTACATCTTTAGTTGTTGCCATTAGTGTTACCTATTAGAATGTTATACGTGCACCCATAGTGATGTCACTAAACTCAAAGTCTGGATCTGATGATAACTCAGAGTACAACTTTATGTTTGTGGCAGGTAGGGTGTAGTCTACTACGTAATCCAAACCTGTGAATACTTCATCAGCGTTTAGATCAAACATATCTATTGTTGTTTCTACAGAGAAGTTAATGCCACTGTACTCTACACCTGCGCTAGGTGTTAGCTCCCAGTTCCACTCTTCAATGCCTGTCGTATAGTTAATATCGTTCTCTGCACCAAGTGACAGAGTTTGTCCTGCTACTGGAATGTCCATAGCTACTGCTGGTGCAGCTAACGCTCCCGACAATCCTAATACTATTGCTAAGTTCTTCATTTTATATATCTCGCTCTCTTTAATTGTTTTAATCTCTGGGGTCCATCATGTCCATGTGGTCACGATTCATAAACTTCATAGTGTTCTCCAACAAAGCCAATCTTTGCTGTAAGGCAGTGATCTTACTTATCGTAAGAGTCAAGCTTTCTGTTTCTTCCCATAGCTCTTCTATCTCAGCGAATGCACCATCTATGTAATCCATATTCTCTAGGACATCACGCTTAAGATTAACGTTATCCTCTACAGCCATCTTACTAGCGAACTGCTGTACAGACTCTTCTAAGCTTTCTATAGTAGCAGCTTGCTGTGATACCCACCACACACCCCCTGCTAGTTGTGCACCCATCGCTACTACAAGTGCTATAGGTAGTTTCATATTATCCATACTCACGTTCCCTGTCTGGATCTAACACTTCGTACCTGTTTAACATACCTTCTAGATACATAGCACGTTCTACATGATCTAATGTGTACCACTCACCAGTACGATTATGTATTGCTTCCCTAACGTAAAACACATCCGACTTAGGAATGTGAACCTTTCGTATAGCACGAGCATCATTGTTAGCTAGCGCATTGTAGAAATCAGTTAACACATCTTCGGATGCATATAGTTGTACGCCTTTGTTACGCATTGTCAAGTAAAACTTTTATTATTATTAACAAATACGTGTGTAGACTACCAAGTCTAAGTACAAACTACATAGAGAGAGGGAGGAGGAGACACTGTCGTTTAACTTAAACGCAGGTAACCTACACACGTAGTTACAAAAGTTGTATAGTTATTATATTGTTTGTAACTAATGTAAGTGTAACACTAATGTTTTAACACTGTCAATAGAAATACAGATATTAATTATAACTATTCCTATGTTATACATTAATGTTTAATGACTTATGTTCAATAACTCTTAGTATGTTTAACTATTTTTGTTTTATTACTTTATTTAAGTTTAACATTAATGTTTAACATACCCCCTTACCCCCATAGTTATAGTCATAGTCAAGTGTCTGTCAATAAGTTACGTTACGTCACCTTTAAAAAACCTCGTGTGTGTATTTGTACATATACGTATAACGTACACCCCCACCCTGGCCCATGCCCGTACCCCTTATCATTTTACTATATGCCTTATTTATATGGCTTTTAGTGTTTGGTTCTTCAGTTTGGAATATTTTATTTGTAATTATTATAATGATTTACTTCTTAAGTGTCTGTTATTGTTAGGTTTTGCTACTGATATAGCTTCACTGGTTATGGTGTGATCACAAAATAGCATACCCCTCTGGATGTGATCACAAAACATACCCCTAGCCGTGCATGTCCATACATACTTTGTGATCACAAATATCAATACACATTCTGCAATGCAGCAAAACGAATCAGCATGGTGCAGCATTTGTTATGCACTTGCAGCATTGCCTGGGATTGTTGCAATTATGTCACACACACAATAACCCTTGTTTATATAGCAAATATCAAAGTGACGCTACGTCACAAAATAGCCAGGTTTACATATAAGATGTTCTGGTTGTAAGCTGATTGCATCAACTCAATAGGAGGTTTACCCAATGACTAGCGCAGTATCATATATAGATGATTTAGATACATTAAATAAAATACTTGAGATATGCTCAAAACTTGGTGGTATGGAAAACATAAGAAAAGAAGCAACTAATAGAATTAATCAACTGAAATTATAAGGAGGTGTTATTTTATCGGTGGCATTCATTACGAGTGTCACTGAATAAAGCAACACAAAAGGAGTAAACACAATGTCAAAACTAATACAAAAATATATGGCTAATCCTACGCAAGAAAATTTAGATAAGATGAAAGCACATTTCAAAAAACATCCGTTTTCTTTTATGGGTATAACAGATGAAGAAATAAATTTTTTATCTAGCTTAGATTTACCTAGTGAAAATCATCCATGGAGAGGGTTTAGATAATGCAACAAGTACACATAAGTAAAATGACTGGTAAACTTGACGGATTCAAAGCTATCAGCACCAATACGATTACAAACGACTACTGCAACAAGCAACACGTTAAAGGTAAACAAGACGGCAAGAACATTTGTGGTGATTGTTATTCCCACGCTATGCTCAATACGTACCGCAAGAACATGCAAGGTGCATTGCAGCGTAACAGTGATTTACTAGCTAGTAGGCCACTTGAACCGCAAGAAATACCAAGAGTTGTGGACGCTATGTTTAGATTTAACGCACATGGTGAGTTGATAAACATGCAACACTTTGAAAACCTAATGGCTATTGTTCAAGATAATCCGTGGTGCACGTTTGCGCTATGGACTAAGCGTGTGGACATTGTGTTTAAATGGTTACGTGATAACGATAAGCCTAGCAATTTACAGTTGATCTACAGTAATCCTATGAAGTCACACATTATGAGCAAACCACCTAAGCATTTTGATAAGACGTTTAACAACGTGTTGCAAGATGAGCACACCGATAAACAAAATTGTACTGGTCAAAAATGTAAAGATTGCAGATTATGTTACACCGTGAATAGTATCACAACTATAGTAGAAAAAGTTAAGAAGTATTAATAAGGAGACAAACACAATGGAAACAGTAACACTAGAACTACCAAACTTTTGGGCTACCGCATTATTCTATGATGACACATCTAGCTTTGAATACGAAGATGAAAAACCATTTCAAGAGTTTTGCCAATGGATGATAAAAAACTATGGCACAAGTGAACCAGTTGATATGGTAGAAGATGGACACTTTATGACATATCACGATGCAAAACAATTTGGAGTATTAGCATGTGATGTACATAAGTATACGTTTATAGTTAACAATGGCAATCCAAACACTAGCGCAAACACTACACTAGCGCAAACACTACACTAGCGCACACAATAAGGAGGAGATAACAATGCAATTTAAATGTGAAATAGATATGGATAATGCTGCATTCGCACACGATCCACACTTGGAGTTATCTAATATCATTAAACAAATATCAAAAGATGTTGACGCATTTGTATGTGTTGAACGCACCAAAACAATAAGAGATTACAACGGTAATAAAGTAGGCGAGTGGACAATAGGAGAGGACAATTACAATGGCAACTGAAACACAAATAGAAGATCTATGTTTAAAGCTTTTGGCTAAGGGAGAGAAGCGCAGCATTGCGGAAATACTTAGCCACCTATCAGAAATAACTATAATGAATTTACACATTGAAGTAATGGAAACACTCGTAACAAATCGGAGACAACAACATGACTAACTTTACAAAAGCACAACTAAAAGCAATACGTGAAGCAATGCAATCAGCATTAGAGCAAGTTAACTTAGATGGTGTAAACTTTACAGTAGCTAACTGTACCTACAACGGAGGTGAAGCCACCTACAAAGTAAATGTTTTACTGGATGGTGCAGAGACTAAAGAACAAAAAGACTTAACACAAATGGCTAAACTAATGGGTTTGGATACGTCCAAGATAAAAGATTATCAAGGAATGTCTATGTCTTTGGTAGGCTACAAGAGTAAAGCCCCAAAGATGCCTTGGATTGTGCAAGACTTAAAGACTAACAAAGAGTACAAGCTTACTGACACACAAGCAGAGCAATGGTTTAAGAAACCAGAAGAGGTAACACAATGAAAGAGTACCATTTCACACCAGAATTAGCTGTTCAAATTTGTGAGCAGCTAGTTATGGCAGACAACGATGAAGAGACAGCAGCGTGGCAGTACCTGATTGACACTGGTTTAGCGTGGAAACTGCAAGGTTACTTTGGACGTACAGCTAGGCGTCTGATTGATGATGGATACTGTACATACACAGACAGGGCAGACGAGGAGAGATACAACTAATGTTTTACGATGTAGTAACAAAGTATAAAGATGAACCACCACGAGTAACGTGGACGTTTGGCAGTGACACAAATGCCACACTGGAGGATTTATTAAGTATGATTGATGACAACAATTGTGAGTATGTTAGGATAGAGTTATCAACTTATTGGAGGAGTAAAAGAGATGAACGTACTAAGTCTATTTGATGGCATGTCTTGTGGGCAGATTGCCCTAGACAAGCTAGGCATATCAGTAAACAAATACTTTGCAGCAGAGATTGATAAGTATGCAATACAAGTTGCTAAGTCTAACTACCCTGAGATGATACACTTAGGTGATGTCAAAGAGATAGATCCTAGTAAGCTACCCAAGATTGATTTGCTTATTGGTGGCTCACCATGCCAAGGCTTTAGCTTTGCAGGTAAGCAACTCAACTTTGATGATCCACGCTCACAGTTATTCTTTGAGTATGTCAGGTTGCTTGAGGCGTTGAAGCCTAAGTATTTCTTGCTAGAGAATGTCAAGATGAAGAAAGAAAGCATGGACATCATAACTGATTACCTTGGTGTAGAACCTGTTGAGATAAACAGCAACCTGGTCTCAGCGCAGAACCGCAAGCGTTTATATTGGACAAACATACCTATGGATGGATTGCCACAAGACAAAGGCATACTGCTCAAAGATATACTAGAACCAGTGGAGCAGATAGATGATGTCTACTACTACAGTGACAAGTCTATAGCTTACATGGAGCGAGGCAATGAGAAGTGGCAACAAGCAGGTAATAGACGAGCAGATAGGTACACTCAAACTCCTGACACCAAGAAAGCTTTTACTATCACAGCTAACTTTCACAAAGGTGTACCATACAATTACTTTGATGATGCAAGTAGAGTAAAAGGTGGACGAATTGTAAATCGTAGGCTAGATGAACGTGGCAAACGCCAAGACTACGACAAAGATATAC